ATCAAACCCGTAACCGTCTATGCAAAAGTGTTCTTTACCACAATCACATTCAGATAAATGCGAGCCAAACCGTGTAAAGCATTCTTGAAAATCACCGTCCAAGTCTAAATCTAATATGTTCATTGTTAGTCCTTGCCCGAAGGCACATCAAAATCGGTTATGGTTCCTTTGGTACACTGGTGTACGGTTTTGACCCTAGCAACCACATGTAAATTTCCATCAGGACCAAAAAAGTTTACGTTGTACACACCATAGGCATATTTTGGGCCAAAGCATTTAGTAAAGGCAAGTTGATACTTTATAACAAATGCCCTAATTGATAATAGGTCATCCGAATTTGGTAGTGTTTCCACTTTAGAACCTCTGCCTGTTATTGGATAAGGAATCATTTAAACCCTGCTTTCATTCCTTCTCTCTAAGAAGTAATTAAGTTCTTCAGGTGATATGTGTTTTCTTTTACCAAACCCCAAACTAAATCTATGACAAGTGCCACGCGGGCTCTTATCCGAATCACAATCACCAATGTACATTGCTGGACCGTAAGCTACGGTGTTGTATACTATTCCTTCAACCAATTTAGGTATATCTTTTCTTATTTTTAATATTCTGCTGTTCATGTATGCCATCTCATTTTAAGTTTTAAGTTTTCAAAAAAGTCCCAGTTGCTGGGTTGTATAAGATTAATTTTACGCTTCTTACATCTAATTTCAACCTTGCCTTCGCCAAAGTTATCAATTAGACGGCCATCCGTAAACACGTTAACCTTACGATCCCAACTTACAACTACCTTATCTGAATCTGGAAAGATAATTGGCTTGGATGTTAGTGTGTGCGGTAGCATTGGTACAACTTCGAGAACGCGACTATTAGGAGACAGAATTGACCCGCCTGCTGATAATGCAAGTCCAGTTGAACCGAACGGTGTTGATACTACCATACCAGAGCTTTTGGTTTTAAAGAAAGAACCATCACGCCCAATTGTAACTTTAAAATCTGCTGCGGAGCCGTTCGCTGCCGGTACAAAATAAAAGTCATTTACTGCAAAATTTTCTGGTCTTCCGACACGCTTCCATGTGAGTAAAGGCAATTTATAATTAGTTACTTTGTAACCTTTAAGGTGATCGTCATCGGAGTTGATATCGTAAATTACTGCGGATATCTCTCGGACTAACTCTGCCGTGTTACTTACTTTTGACGGTACAAGGTATCCAAGATGACCGTAATTGAATCCTGCAACATACGCGCCACGAGTGGATGCCATATGTATAGCAGATAACATAGTTCCGTCTCCACCAAGTGCTAACACTAGTGTTTCGCGATCAACTTCGTCTTTGTCATTCACTACGTACAACCCAGCGGCACGGATAGCATCACAAATCTCAACTATCATAGAATCTGAGATAGCAGTATCAGCACCAGGCCGTGTGCGTATGTAAACATTCTTAATCATTCTTTTTTCCTAATGTAACCATCGACGTAAAGTACACGAAAAATAAGTAACACGATTAGCCAGCTCATACCACTTCCAGCAATCCATATGTTAGTATCTGGCAGTGTCACACAAAAGATTCCTGGAACTACCAATGCAAACATAATCAGAATCCTAAATGGTTCACTAATCTGGTCGTAGCCGTGGTTTATTCTGTAGAACAAACTTTGTTTAATCTTAGATTGTGGCATCTTTAACTCCGAGTACCTTCGCGTACTTCTTGCCTTTCTTTTCCATAGCGTCTGCTAATAAATCGATAATATCAATCGGCTGCAGATTTGGATAGGTTGCTGTTAAGATGGAGCAACATACATTCATCACATCTGCGATTTCATGTAGTACATCTTCATCTAGTGTTTTGTGATGTAGAAATCCGTTGGCTTTAAGGATAGCAGTTTGTACTTCACCACACTCCTCACCTAACTTTAAGCCCATTGCCCAGTCCGGAGCGTCTTCGTGATTCAGAGTCATTTCTAATAGATCGTGGAATACGTTTTCTATATTATTTTCCATCGTCTTCTACCTCTACTGTGCATTCGTCTTCCCATTCCCAGTAGTCGCCACCTATAACATAAACAACTTGACTACCACATTTATATTTTAATGAAAATGCATGTGTACCCCAGACTGGTTGCTCATCCTTTGGGAGTAATTTACTATGACAGCATGGACAACCCTTATTCATCTTTATCCTCTTCGTCACGTTCGTTTAATTTTTCAATTGCTTGTTGTATTTGTTGCGCTATTGATTCAACACCGAACTGCTTAATACTACCCCGCAGTTGTTCTGCAACTTCGACAATATCTTTTGGCGGATTTCCTTCTGTTATTATCTCGCCATTTGATTTGATTATAATAGCTGACTCCATTCCGTCTTGATCCATTATACGTATAACAGCGTCGGCATCGTCTGGCTTACCTTCTTCAACCTGTCGCATAAATTTTTCTGCGCGGGTTTCTTCTTGTGTGTTTCCAGCGCCTTCTTTTGCCGTTGCATTCTCGCGTTTAAAGAAACCAAGTAGATCCATTAGCAGGAATGATGCGCCGAATGCTAGTGGAACAACTCCTCCAGGAAACATGTCAGTGGTCCAATGAAGTATATATAGGGCTCCACATGCACCAAAAATTAATGGATAACTTTTCATACTTTTCTCCCTAACTTTTCATCTAGCAGTGGATTGATAATTCTAATGGCATCCTCTTTCGTGCCATCACGCAAGGCATAATACAAGTTTTCAAGAACTATAATATGCTCGCCTGTAAATTCTTTGACTTGGTTATACTCATTACGCGATTCAAGTTCGTCTATTAGCTCAAACGTTTCAAGTTCGTCTAAGTGCTCGGCAATGTCAATTTCAACTTCTGTTTCTACTGCGACTCTAGCCATTATATTAACTCTCGCTTCTAGTTAGATTAAATTTAGTAATCTTTACGTTTTCTGCCTTTATATCAAATCCGTGATGGATATACATAGCCAGTTTACCTTGGTCTATTTGTCTTTGCGCTGTCTTTGTATTTCTGTACAAATTCCCATGATCCTTTTTGAAGCCCATGTTAGTCCAGAACGTGTTGTCTACTGTGTTCTCGATCATGTACACTTCGGTTGCCATTATATTAACTCCAGTGCTTCGTGCATAACTTCTGTTACTTCTTCCCACTCTTCAAACGTCATATCCATCTTACCGTTTGCTGAAATAGTAACACCTTTATTTCGTGTAACAACAACTAAGGTTTGTGCATAACCATCACGTGATGAAAACGTTTTACGTAGTTCGATCCGTGCTGTATCTTTTCCTTTGTTAATGTGTTTTCCTTTCCACACTTGTTGATCATCGTTACTCATGTTCGGAACGTAAGTACCAGCGGCTTGAGCCTCTGACTGAAATATTTCGTTATGCTCCTTAGTACTGCGAAGTTGCTTTGGTTTGTCCCAATTAATCATCGCATTTTCCTATACTAACATACTCGCCTTGATCAAATGCTGATCTTGTATGTGCAAGGTTCCAAGTTTCGGCCCATTGTCCTGACGTTACGCTTGTTATAAAAACTTCCAACTCGTTAGCATCTTCGTCTATTTCAAGTACTTTTGCAATCCATTCATTATCAGCCTGCGTATATTGAATAAGCATACCAACAGTAATCATTTCTTTTTCCTGTTTATTAAAGTTTTTAGATTTTGCTGTTCGCTCTTTAATCGCCTGTTCTCTCTTTCTACTATTAAAAGACGTTGCTCGAGAGGTCTAACTGCATCAGCAATCATACCTTGTGTTCTTCTTTCTTCTGGTGTCATTAATGGCATTATTGTGCTAACCTGAACTTGCCCATACGTTGCATCAATTCAACTTCCCATTTGGTGTATTGAATCTCCTCAGTGGAGTCTTCTAGTACAAGTATGCGGTACTTCGTAAAGGCATAATATTCTGCAGAACGCTTATCGCGCAAAACTTTTCGCATCATCTTAGCACCTTCGTAAATCTTAGGAGGCAGGATAACTCCGAAACATGTTGCTGCGCCATCGAGTGCTTCTTCGCTTTCATGGAAGATAGCAAACGGATACGGACCGTAGTTGTCGTATTCTTCACTTAATCTTGTAACGCCTGGCATGTCTAGGGTGCCTTCAAAGAAAGCTTCTAGCTCATGTATCTGTTCACCGTAGCCTGCATTTAACAAAACCATTACCTTGTGGTTTTCTGCCCAGTCATAAAAAGCATGACCTTGCGGCGTAAACCCATCGCCTGTGCGCTGATACTTTGCAGCCATTTCACCAATTACATGGCCGGCTTGGATGCCTTGCTGGATGCTAGACAGGTACATGTTGCCGAAGAAGTATGCTCTCACTTTAATATCTCCTTAACTAAAAGACAGTGGTTTAGGTTTAAGTGGCTTAATTGATTGTTCTTTAATAACGGTGTCTAGATCTGTAACTGGCAGTTTCTTTAAGACCGCCATTATCTCTTTTGAGATATGGTCCGGGTTCAGTGATATCTCGTAATCAAGTACACCGTCAAATACCTCGCCGTGTCCATCATCTTCACACCAGTGAACAATTAGATCTGCATTGCCAAGCACACCAACGGGCTTGTCCAGTTCGTGCCTGTCCCTTTTCATCGCGATCATTGCATCATCTGCTGTTGGCATTGCCACCCTGTACCATTTACCTGCGCCTAGCGACTTTTCAAAATAGAGTGCCATGGAACGTTTGGGTTCTGGGATCTGCGCTTCGCTTGCTGCTAATGCAAATCCCGGTAGGGCTGCGATAGCTGCAATGCCAGCTGAGGTCTTTAGAAAAGCTCGACGGGTAATACTCATTTTCTTTTCTCCAGTTTCTTAATGCGATCGTGTATCTTAGGACCACACTTAGTAATCGTTACCTTGTAGTTAAACACTTGAAAGTGATAACCTGCGAATTTTTGTAATGCAAAATGGTATCCGACTATTAGTATAACCGAGAATACCAACGTACCAACTAATCCTATTCCTATGTCTTGCCCGTGTTTCATATTATTTTCCTGCTAGTTCGCTGTCTGCCCATTCTTTAAAACCCCATGATTCAATAAAGGATTCGCCTACATCAAAGCTAACATAATCGTCGCCTTGCATACCTTGTTCGCTATAACTAACGTCCGAATCATCAAAACCAGTTACGTCAAGCACACCGCGTAAATCATCTATGAACAATTCATCTGTGTAAATTAATCCATCGTGTTCATTGTTCCATGTGTTGGGATCAAAGTATACACGCAACTCTCCAAAATTAGGTTCGTCAAAATCAAGTGCAAGTTTAATCACTTTCACTTCTTTAACAACATCCGACCAATAACCTGTGCCATTAGTAGGAATGGTAAAGTTAACGTCTACGTCTTTCACGTGCATATTATACATGATATTCCTAGGTTGTGCGACTGTTATGAGCCTTTACCGTTTTTGATCTTGTCAGCAATACGCCAAACTAATAAGCCAAAAATAAGGACGCCAAATATCCATCCACATATATTATCCATTTTGTTCTCCACTAAATTCCTTATTCTGTAAGCTGTAAAATTCATCAGTTAGTGTTGTAATGTTTTCAGCACTAACTCCTTTGAACCAAAAGAACTTCTCAACTTCACTGCGCTCTTTGTAGTCCACGTCATTCATTTCCATTAGCTTGCACAATGCTTCTCTGCGGCTAATTTTCAATTCGGCACTAATAAATTTAAGCTCGGTGTCCAGTTGATCCATTGCGTACTTTTCACGCTGATTATTCACTGCTGGATTTATGTCGTCTAATATTTCATGTACAGGTTCTTCAGGATACCCTAAAAACATTCGAAGTATTTTAATAAATAATTTCATGGTTCACCCTAATATGTTGTATAAGATTGCACCTACTAAGAATACAATAGTAACGATACATGTATAATCTTGCCCGTTTAGTTTCTTAGATGAGATAGTGTTACTACCCCACATCAGAAATAACAGTAATCCACTACCAATTATAACGGTAGCTATTACTTTAAGCATAATCACAGTTTCCATTATTTCCATACTCCCATCTTTTTAAAGACTGACAACAAACAAAATGCTATCAGGGTAATAGGACCAAGAATTATACAGATTACAGTACCTATAACGTTTGGCACTAGCGTATCGGATTTGTACATCATAAAGAATGTTATTGCTGATGATCCGTACCAAATGGCTGGATACCACCATGGGTTCATAACTGTAGGATTAATTAAGAAGTTCTGGTCCAGCGGAATTGCAAATACCCCTATCACAAATGCTGCCATTGGTATTAGAATTGCGATGCTAGTCAATGCTTGATTATTTGATCGTTTATCCATTACGCGGCCTCCTTCAAGTAACCATATGGAAGATTGTTGCCGTACTCAAAATATTCATCGCGCTCAGAGGCTTCGTCATCTTGCTCTGCTTCGCGCAACCATCGCACGGCAGTTTCACGATCACCTGCGCCCATTGCTATAGCGTCAGCAACAGATTTTTCAAACCTTGCAATGCACTCTGCTTGATAAGCCTGTTCGTGCATCTCGGCATGCTCAAGATCTACTAGCATACTATCATACAGGGCAGATACTTCTTGAAAAGACAAGCCGTCAGTATTAGGACAAGCTGAACGAGTACCATAAGCGGCCTTAGCCAGGTCAGACATGGTGTTCAACATCTCAGTCATCTCAAGCTGCTCAACAGTGTAGATACCATCCTCAGCATAATGAGCGGCATTAGGCATCTGGAAGCGATGACAACCTGGGTTTGCTGCGTTATACGCAACAACCTCTGCATTATGTTTGTCGATGTGTGCTTGTAATTTTGACATGTATTGCTCCTGTATCTAATTTATGTACTAATTATAGCAAATCTACCCAAAAGGTCTACCTTTATCTAATCTTTTATTCTATTAAAAATCAATAGGTTATAATTTATTTTTGCACATAGTAGAATCAATGACTTACGTTCTGGTTTAGAATCAATAGGTTAGCGGTGATTTAGACGCATTGTAAGCGGTTCTAAGCGGTTTTGGTAGATGTGAGGTGCTTGTGTACGGGGTGGTCTGTACGTTGCTGTATGCTGCTAGTTGGCTGCGAACGCCTGCTTAACTATCGCCACGCCCTTAGCGATCTTGTCGCGTAGCTCTTGGACCTTGGCTAGTTCTGCTGGAGTTTCTGCTTTGTCTAATTTAGCACCACGTCCTGCTTTGTCAGCTTTGTCTAAGTAATGAGCTAGGTATTTGCTAACCAACTCTTGTGCGTTGCTGTAATCCTTAAGAACGTGTTTACCATATAAGTTGTTAAGCTCAAAGCTCTTAGCTAGGCCTTTAACTGTATGCACAAGATCTGTAATCTGTACGTTGGCAGTTTTTAATCCTGGATATGCTTTAAGCTCTGGGTCAAGTTGCATACCAGTAGAGTCGCCGTTGTTAACTGCTTCGTAAACAAACTTAAGAATGTCTGTGCCAAAGTGTTCAATGTCAGAAGTAACTTCAATAACTTGATCTGGTTTACGACCTCTTTGGAAGTTGATTGGTTCACCGTCTTTAATTTTCATTAAGACCGCGGACTGTAAACTCATGTTAATTACTTCACCAAGTGTAGAATACAAGTTGCCTGTAATCAAACCCTTGATACCTTGCATCGGAGTCTTGCGCCATCTGTCCCACTTGCTTAAACGTTGGGTGGTCCACAACATATCAACTTGGACATATACGTCCTCGCCTAGCTTGAAAATTGGATGACCGTTGGTTGGTTTACCCTTGTCGTAAATATAATCAGGCTTCACTTTAGCAATGAACTGATCAATCATATCGTTATAGAATTTTGTAATTTGGAAGGATGACTTGCCTTCGATCTCAGGAGCAATCATCTGCATGTCGATGTCACCGTACTCTGTTTCGTCTGTGTCGACATTAACGTATGCGGTACTACCTAGTGGGTGACCCATCTTAACTAGATCGATCCCTTGTGAGTGCAAATACTTATTAAGTCCGGTAACAAATACTTCAACAGTCCTTAGTGCTTCTTTTACAATAGCTGGATTAAGTTTTGTTTTCTGTGTGATTGTATCTTCCCAGCCACCTTCTTCTAATTTGTCAATCCTAGGCTTGAATAGTTTGTGTTCACCTTTGTTTGTCTGGAGCACAGGCTGATTGTGTTTGTCTTTAGTAATAGATTTTACTATGGCCCGCCTGTTTTTAAATTTGCCAACTTTCACTTCATCACCAGTTTTAATTTCTGGCGCTTGGTATGATTTAGCTTCTCTTATGAATTCACGTGCTCTCATTACATTTCCTTTCCAGTAACAGCATGTACCATTGGTACATCACCGATTAAAATTAGGCTATCCCCATCGCCGTACATCACCGCGCAATCATAACCCTCCTTAGCAAACTTGTCAAGCCACAATGCTAAATTTTTGTAATCGCGATCAAACGCTGCATCAATGTACGGGGAATCGTGACCACCGTTCATTGGTTTGCGTATATCGATATAAAGTGGTATAACTTTTGAACCGTAATGTGCTTCAGCATAATCATAGTGTTGTGATACAAAAATTCCATGTGAGTTTCTTTCAAATTTACTGAATTCCGAATCGGTTGCGTGATAGACTGGCAGCCGAACCATTGATTTGTCAAACGGATTATCAATCAGTGAATCCCATTCCGGATGCATTACCTCTTCGGTAATAAATTCTTGTGATCTCATTTTGTAGTCTCGTACATTGCAGCCGGATCGACGATTACAATTGTTCCATCACGGCGTTTCATAATGTTTCCACTATGCAAATCTGCAAAGCATCTTCTGTCTTGTAAGACTTCTTTGGATGCTTTGCGAACTGTTTTAATAAGTGGACTGGTTGTTGTGTACTCTTGCATGATACGCAATATTAGATGCCCGATGCTAATACCTTTGAACTTTGGATTCTTTCGTAATGGTGACTTCAACATAGGTTCAATAACTGACATGTCTTGTAATATGTGGCGCGGATTGTCGTAGTCGAGTGTACGTACCCATAACATCTCAGCAACCTTACTTGGATCTTTCTCTTTGGTTAGTAACTGTTCAATCTCGAAAAAGTAATCATCTACTTCTTCTAGCTTCTCAATGCGTGACACAAATAGTTCGCCGTCCTTTGTATTATAGGTGCGGATGCTATGTATCTTTGGGAGATGCTTATTGGATGCTTGTTTGCGTACCCACTTAGCGAAGCGTAGCCAGCACACATCTTCTTGGGTTGAGATTTTAACAACTGTATTTTCGCCCGGTGCTGTCCATGCCTGTGAAAATTGTCCAGCACCTAATTGTTTAAAACCGTTTGATTTTAAGAATTTTTGGACCTGGGCAACTGATTTCCACTTAGTCATGTTTAGTGACATTTGATCTTGGGCTGTGAGTTCATCTATACGCATAGATGTATTTATGAGTTTTGGACCTGCTCCCACATATCTGGCAGGTAGTCTTTCATGCTTATTCCTTTGAGCGCATCTTGCTTTTTAATTCCTTCTGCAAACGTAGGCCACAGTTTGTGTCCAGGCTGTACGTCTGGCGCCATGTACTCAGGCTTAATAACATTATGAAGGAAATAATTTAGGTTGTTTTCATTGAACCATGCTATCGTTGAATCTAAATAGCCTGCGCTCATGTTTGTTACGGTGCATGATATGTTAACATCGTTGCATATTTCTTTATACTCGTTAATATTTGAACTTACAAGATCCCATTTAAGTGGGAAACGTAAGTATTCAAACGGTTTGCCTATAGCATCTATGCTCACAGTAATGGATAGTCTGCTAAACTGTGATAATATTTCTTTATATTTGTCTGTGATACTAATAGAGCCATTTGTTACTATACTAATAAAACAATCTGTATTATTATGTTCAATTAATTGGGTAAAGATGTGGAACGCCGTATCGCTTAATAATGGCTCACCGCCGAGTAGTTCTATCGCTCTAACAGTATTATAATTTATTATGCTATCAACAAAGTCAGGTGAATGATCAAATGTTTTCGTTGGTATTAGCCCAGCTCGCTTCTCTAGCTTACCCCAAGCCGAACTTGCATCTGAGTTACACATAACACAAGTACCGTTACATATATTGTTTAGTCTAACCTGATGGACTAGTATTTCGTCTTGTCCATTGTGGACGCGGTTTTCTATATTCTTTATATCTAAGTCTAATAGATGATCGAGCAATGTGTTTTCTTGTTGTCTGCGACTTTTTACACCGCTATCCTCAGCATCCCAACACTTTTGACATTCAGATGGACGTTCGTCGTTTAACATTTTGTCCTGTGTGGTTTTTCGGGAGACATCTTTACCGGCATGATCGCGGGCCCAGCAACAAAACTCATCGGGTTGACGGAAAGGTCTAATAGTAATGGATTGATGGAACCACGGTGCTACACAGAAATGTTTCATAGGCCTCTATTATGCGCTTCTCTACGCCTAACCATTAGATCTAAGAGATAAGCCTCTATCTCGTCGGGGGTCATTTTATGCATTCGGGCGGTGTCCATATTCAAACTAGGATGAAATTCAGGGTCACCGGTATATTCATCAGATAACTTATCCCACATCTCTATAGACTCAGGACTTTTCTTGCGACTAAAGAATTGTTTGATCTTTTTTAACAAAGCGTTTATTAAAATGCGAGAAAAATTTCTTCGATATGTCTGCTATCATCACAAGTATATATTTCTGCAAGCTCTTTTCTTAAAGGAACTCTTAGAACTAAGTCCTTGCCCGTAGCAACGACCCCATATATACCGTTTGATTCTTCTCCGGGTTCTAAACGTCTGCCTCTAATAAAATGCGCTTCTCGCACTTCGCAACCTGTAGTTTTTTCTACTATAAGTTCGGCAATTGATTTGGAAAATGTAGCCCTGTGTACACGATTGGTATCTGGGTTAACTACACAATAAACGATTGATGAGTCTTTACATGAACAAAATTTTTTCTATGTCATTTTACTTTTCCTCTATTAGAAATAGACACCATTGTGGTGTTTTAGTTGAACGGCCCGGAGTACCTCGCATACCACGCGCACCGTTATTAAATAGCTTTGGCATTTCAAAGTCTGGATGCCTGCATACTTTATAGTATGAATTAGAATGTACTGGTCCTACTCTAGTAGATTCATAATGCGTACATTCGTCACACGAATAATACGGCTTTGGTTTGGGTGGTTCTATTAGAGTCGGACCTTTGATTAAAGTTTTAATCATTATTTTTACTAGTTAACCATTGTCTAAGTTTCTGTGCGTCTATATCGTTTGCGTCTGCTGCTACAATATAATTGTGACCTTGAAGAAAATGCTTGGCTTTCTGTATATCTTTTTGTACAAGTTCTTCACGACGCAATGTCTCTAACTGATCGCCCCAGCTAAAAAAGTTTCCTGGATCAATTTTAAATTTGTCATCCGTGCGCTCAAGGTACTCGATTAAATTATTTAATAACTTTTCTTGCTCTCTGCACAGAGATTCTATTTCTGCAATGCGCTGGAGCATTTCTTCTGTATTTTCTTTCATTAGACAACAATTAAATTATATGTGATCAGCAAGGTTGAAATATGAATAGCCTGATCAAGTCCGATTACTACAAAGAACCAGTGCTTCTTCTCTTTCTTCCAAAGGTATGAAGTTGCCTTTGACGTGAAGTAGTCTGTTATAAAATGTAGTACTCCGTTAGCTACTGCAAAATACCATCCAAACAAAAAGAATGGCAAGGTGTAGATAACGACATGGAACAATAACCATTTCTCGCTGGTTGATTTGTTGTTTGCCATCTTGTCTGTTTGTAGTATAAAGTCAGCAACAAAATGAAGCCAAACTAAAATCAATATATCGGTTATCATAACATTCCAAAAATAATTGGCAGACTTTCATCTATAGTCGTCACGCATACAACCCTTACCACTCCGAAGAGAAGGACATCGTCCTACGGTAGGCGCCTCGCGATCTGCCTTGAGGTCACTTGCTTAGATACTTAACGGTTTGTTAGCTTTGCGTTTTTGTGCTACGCTACCAACGCCTGCCGCTTAGCCTGAGGTACCTCCTCGAAAACCCATTTGTCTAAACGCTTACGCGCTAGGTTTTAAAGTATCTAACTCTAAGTACCTTATGGAGATGCTATCGGAGTCTCCGAAAAGCGGTCACCACCCCAGGCCGTTTGTCGATAAACGCCATAATCTGACGCCAGCTTTAAAGGTACTTAAAAAGTATTTATGAAGGCCTTCCACCCCCTTGCTGGTTTGAGCCACGTCGGAACCGGCTTCGTTCTTCCCCAATCCTTACGGCACGGTTACAGCTTCAAAGCTCAAGGGTCTTTGCTCCACTGCTCGCGTTATTTGTCCACAGACTATCATTTGTGTGTCTTAACCGGGTACTTGGAATGGGTAAACAACCCAAACCTTTTTGTCTCCACAATATAGGCATATCGGGCACACAAATGTATAACAGTTATATAATAACACGATCGGACGAACGTGTCTACAGGTTAGGGCATTAATCCTTTGAATGCTTTACCAATTGCAGCGAACCAAATGAACACTTCTTCGCGGTTCATTATGCCGAGCAAAACCAAAATCAGCATTATGGTTACAATGTTCATTTTATCAATTACTTTCAGTATTATCTTTTCAATCATTTCTAGTATGCGTAACCACATGTTTATATCTCCAGTAAAGTATTTACGCGAATATAAGCATAGATAATACGAGTAGATTTTAATTAACTACGTACATTTGTGATAAATAGAATTATGTTAGATCAATTCAAAATTTACATTTATGGTGCAATTGCCGCAGTAATAATATCTGTTGTACTTGGTGGCTTGTGGTATTACAATTGGTCACAAGCTGAGATTAAGGTTCTTAGAGACAACAATGCCAAGTTAGAATTAGCAGTTGACACCCAGAAAGAAACAATTAGAGTCATCAAACGTGATGCCAAACTAGCAGGTAAATTGCAAAAAGAAGTTAATACTGAATTTGCTGCATCACGTAAAGCAGTTGATAAGCTACGTAGAAAGATGGCTAGACACGACATTGCTTACCTAGCATACAGCAAACCTAATCTAGTAGAAAAGATTGTTACAAATGCTTCTAACGACGCTGAGAGATGTTTTGAAATACTAAGCGGATCACCGTTAACTGACGATGAGAAAGCCGCAACTAAGAAAAGTAAAGCTAACTCCGAATGTCCAGGAATAGCAAATCCAAATTACACGCCAAGGAAGAGAAGATGAGAACAGTTATATTAGCACTAGCAGTTTTTCTTTTGTTTGGTTGCACCACAGATCCAATCATAATCCAAGCAAAACCGATCGAACGCATTCCACTTGTGTTACCTGACATTGATGGTTACGAAGCACATGACATTAAATGGATTGTTATTACAGAGGCAAATGCCAGTATAGTATTTGCGAAGCTTAAAAAGAAAGGGATTCCAGTTGCATTAATTGGAGTTACTGGTGACGGTTACAAAGTTCTAGGTCTTGCTAATGGAGACAAACGTAAACTTATCCGTCAATTGCAATCACAAATCAAAGCATATAAGAAATATTACATTGCAGTTGAAGAACGCGACACTAAACACAACGAAGACAACTCACCAAAATAACTCCCATTTAAATAAATACCTATATAACTTAGATGTTTTATGGGAGTTCAACATGTTAGATATAATCAAAAAAATCGCTGAAGGTATGGACGCTCTACGTTTATTTCCGCGTCTGTTTATTAGTATGTACATTTGGTTGGTATACGAAACAGCTACGTGGTTCATGTTACTTGAAAATCCATCCAATGCTCAAGCAGGATTGATTTCTGTAGTAATAGGCGCCGGCGCCGCATGGTTCGGAGCCTACGTAAATTCAGGAAAGAAGAAAGACTAGAAACGCGATTATTAGTAGAACAAAAAGGACCTTAGGGTCCTTTTTTATTGATTAAATCCCATACAGCCTGTCGTATAGCTTCGTAACGAGCATCTCTAAATACGGTTGTATCCTTAGTATATACTTTGCCACAGATTTTATATTGCGTATTATCTTCGAATAATGTTTCCGCATTAACTGGCTCCACTGGCCACCATGCGTTGCCCGTCATTTCATTTCTAAATAGAATACACCAGTCTGTCATTAAAATACTTATCCGAAAATGCAGCCAAATAAAAAGGGCCTTGCGACCCTTTGTTATCCTTGCGGTTGTACTTCGTTTTGTCTTTGTGCGTTGCAGGCCGAGTAACTAACTCCATGCATCGCGCTACTGGATTTTTAATCCTCCGCTTCTTTTGCGGGTGTTGTTTCTTAGCCATAACGTTCTCCTTCGTAATCTCTATAATTTTCGTAAGCCCTTTGCTCTTGCATTGTTAACGGACTACCGTTACTTAATGTGTGGCGTGGGTTTCCGCACATCCAACAACTACATACAGTAGAAGTTCTTGCAACTATGCCTGCTTGCAACGGAGACATATAATTAATATCTCCTTTTTTGCTATCCGACCACCATTCTTGCTTGTGGCCATAGCCCCAGTGAAACTGTCGTTTTAAAATTATACGTGCTCTATCAGCTCTACGCTGAGCACGAGAGTATTTCTCGGTCATAACACTATCCTCCTTGTTACGCCCACCTAGCTTAATAGATGGGCTAGATAGGCTTGATAGTGTTATTCATTTACTCTCCTTTTTGTTTGGGTCTCTTGCAGCGCCTCTGCTAAGGTTAACCCTGTTCTTTCCAATGCGGTTACTGTTATTTGCACAATCACCGCACATAAATTTATTTTCGTTGTGTTCCTTGTAGCCAAAGCCTCCGGAAACTATTGTGTTGCATTTATCGCACCACATCATATATCCCATTCCCAACATGATCATCCTGTAGGGCAAGGTTAACAAATTGGATATAAGTTCTCTCACAGTCTGTTAAAAATTCCTAACATCTGATTAAGTACTTTTTCGTATTTTGCTTTAGTTGCAGTAGTAATTCCTTCTGCTGGAAAACCACCAACTATATCATTTTCTGTATCAAATGCTGTAGTTTGAAATTTAACTATATAATCTATTGAATAATACAAATCATGTATTACTCTGCCACCACCCCACTTTTCAGGTTGTAAGCCATGCCAGCCAACTAGTGCAATCTGAGCATCGTCTTTAGTCCAAACCCACTGCCCCAATGCACTTTTTTTGTGTGTGGCTTTATAAGCCCAACCTTTTTCCTGCATTATCTCGCGGGCATCATTAATTAATTTATTAGTCGCGCCTTCCAAGTCGCGAATACTTGTTTCTTCATTATTTTCTTTTAAGAATTCGTTTGATATCATTTTATTGTACGATCGCGACGAGATGATTTCATGTTGCCTCTGGCATAATGCACAGGCCGTTCATATCTTCCGCTATCGTCTCTGTAAATTGAAATAAAGTGACCTTGTCGTGTTCCATCATCGTATGTATACTTTCTGGTTTCGCCATAACTAATACCGCCCATTGTCATGCCATCCCATGTATCTGATAAGCCTTCTGCTTCTAACGCTGCGGCTAATGTATCAAACCAATTCTGATTAGCTACGCCATCTTCAAAAAGATCTTTGCCACATTCATAACATGATGTATCTCCGCGGATGTCATCGGTGGTATAATCTGTACCACAGTGTGGGCAAGTGCCACCTTGTACTTCTCCACTTTCCATTGTGCGATCGCGTGGTGTAGCAACTTCATTATCTTTGTGTGGCACCGCAAATCGCCAAGCTATTCCTAAATTACCGCGCATTCCACCTGTTTTGACAGTAAAGTTAATACCGGTGTTTGGAATCTCGCCTTCTAATGTGCCTTCTTGATATGCATATTCTGTGAAAGGAATATCTGCATCTTTAAGACTCATTTTTAAATTTTCATGACTTGCAGTTGGTTTCCATTTAATCGCAATCATATGGTTGCCAGCTGTATTATATGTTTCGACTTGACCGTAACGATCAAATGCCATCCACTCGCCAATTTCTTTAAAGAACGCATAAATCTCTGGATGATTCTGTTTAACATCTTCCGGGTTCTTATCGTCGCTTTCAGCTAAAAATTCACTTGACTTCATTTAATCTGTCTCCAGAATCGAATGTAACTACTAGCACCTTGTCTATCAACTAAAAAGGTACCAACCTTTATTTCGCCTTCACTACCTTTGTACGGTAAATCATATATTACAAATACTTTCGGATCTGGCATGTTCTCAACAGTTTGCAGTGGACCTTTAATATGAGCATATTGACTATCGGGATCAATTGAATAAATCTCCCATGCTGCATATTCTTCTAATCCAACGCCTGCTTGTTTAAGTAAGTTTTCAACCTTCTTCTGACCAATTTCGCCTATTGCTTTTGATTCTAAGTCTTGCCAATAGCTTGGTTTTTCGTGAAACTTAATGCCAGCGTCTGCTAATATATTGTAAGCTTCTGATCCAAATGCTTGTGCCATGCTAATCTTTTTAGCATTTTGCATCTGTGGTTTAGGTCCGCCTTTCGCACCAAAGTCGCCCTTAGTAACATTGTCGTCCTCTGTTATAAATTCTGATGATTTCATTCTAACTACCTTTTGATTTAGTAGTATTTATGAGTTGTCTTCGTCTTGTGTGTCTTCTTCATATTCTTCATCTGCCCAATCTTTTGGGTTTGGTGCTGGATATTTAATATGTGCTGAGGCACCACGGCCTCGTTTAGGAGTAAGTACGATTTCGGGTTCTTGAACCTTCATTGCGCTGGAAACAAATTTCATTGTTCACCTATAGTGTTGTAATGCAGGATTAGACAGAGTCTAACAAAACCTTCAACTGTATATATCTAAGAATGCAATTTTACTACAGATAAGTGCTCAAAGTCAACCTATACTTTTTCTAAACTCTCCTCATGATATCCTTGCCATTTACCTTTTGGTGTATCAATCCGTACATAATATCCGACAGGCTTTCCGGGCTGTTTTGGTCCATTACCTACCCGCACCATATCAGTCTCGTCATGCGGATCAACTACAATGCACTCGCCTAATTCCGGTTGGTGCTTAACAACTACTGTGTCACCTTTTTCAAACATCAGTCTTTTCCTTATAGTTTTAACGCTGCCTTTATGGTATCTGCGTTGCGTTCAAAGTTTATACTCATGTGGATAAAAAATACACCAAGTGCTAGTAGGAATCCCACTGAGTACCAAATCAATGCATAACCAGCAACTGCCGATATACCCGAAATAGCGTATTTTACCATTAACTTTTTAAGTATTTTATCACTCACCATCTTTTTCTTCCTTGCGTGGATACTCTACAATTGATAAAGTGTTACGTATAAACTCACGAAACTGTTTGTCGGTAAGTTTTTCATTGCATACATTCGCAGCTATCGTTGCCACGAAGTTCTTTGCTGGTACTTTATTATTCATAGCGTACTCATTACAGCGGCTTGACTTTCAAAAACTTCACCGTGGTCTTTGCAGCCTTTGGGAAAATATGCAAAGCCGCAACCGATAACTTCTTTAATATCCCCAATGTACTTGCCTTCGAGTTTGACTTTAATGTTGCTGGTGTATTCGTATGATAACCCGTTACTTTGACTCATTGTCTGTTTCCTTTAGTTTGTTGAATACATATTGTTCAATGCTGCCCGCTTTGTTTATTTCAGTAAGTTTCTGAACTAGCTCAGGCTTAGGTGTACAGCCTGTATGCCCATACATACTAACAACTGCGCCACACTTACCACAGAAATATCCTTGTGATAATCCGCCATTTTCTCTAAGATGTTCCATTGGCATTATTGTGTCTCCAATATCTTAAAAGTTAATTCTTCGTCGGTTATGATAAATTTTTGTCTAAGCAGTATCCTCTCGCGGCGCTCTGGTGTCATCTTTAACCAAGTTTTAACACTTTCCTTATCACCCCAACATTCATGCGGCGCGTGATGTCCTAACCATTTCATAAATGCTACAATGTGTGACCACTTGTTGCTAACATGTGAATGACATGCTGCACCATACAAGTTACTAGCGAACATGTCGGTATGAAAACTCCCAGGATGATATCCAAGAATAATATAGTTGTACAACTCTTGCATCCAATCATCGCTTACAGGACTATGTTCAAATGTATTGAAAAATCCTGGGGCTTTCAATCGGTCTTTATCACCTGGTAGTATGTGCATCTTTTATCCTATGAGCCTCAGCGGCATCTTGTTTCTGTTTTATATGTTTAACTAATCGTGCTTCAAACTTTCTGAATCCATCAGCAAATTGGTATTCTTTGCCAAGGGCTGCGCCGAGTCCGTATATTACATCGTCAATTAATGTTTCGTCGGTATAATCTTCAAAGCCTTCTTGCTTGTCGTACGTCTCAACATAATGCTGTAGCTTTGCTACAATCTCTTCCATAGTTGGGAGAGTAGGCAGACCTTGCATTGTGCGCCAAGTATTTTGCTGGGCTCTGTTCATTTGTCTTCTTTTCCTGCTAATTGATTAAGCTCGTTTACAGTGAGTCCATTGAATCCGGACGGTTCAAAACCTTCTAGCTCTTTGATTCTTGCAAGTGCATCATCAATTGCCTTCTCAACAAACGGAAGTGACAATCGATCAGCTTCGCGATTCATGTGATATCTCTTAATTGTCTTGAGACGCTCTTCCACAGGTACTGCTAAGTCGATTGACGACATGTTACTCTCCTTCTACTGTTAGTTCGTTTTCTGTGTACCATTTGGTTGTTAGCAAGTCCGAAGTAACTACCCACCACTTGGCTGAAGCTGGAGCATAGCCTCGTACCACACCTGGGAGACCGTAACGATTGATGGTAACTTGTTTGCCCATTAGTTTTTTCTCTGCGTCTGCTGCTGCTGCTGCTTGAATTGGTTTCATTTTAATTCCTCTCTGCTAAAGAATTCCCAGTACACCTTCTTATAACCGCCGGTCCAGTGTCCATCAATGAATGTAGCAGGATCTTCGTCTACATAATCATCGGCTGGTTCGTGCCACGCACATGGCTCACCTGTTTTGCGTACTGTTGAGACTGCGACGTGGGTCGCCCAAGATGGCAATTTAACTTTCTTGGCTATGTCTTTTAATTCGCTCATTTTAAAATGCTCCAAGTTATGCGACGTGGCATCGATACACCCATGCTTTCGAGTATGTCTATTTTTAAATCAAATATGCGCCATGCTTCATCTGTTGAAGGAGCCTGTAACGTAACAGACAATGAATTGGTGCATGTTGACTGGAATTTATATGTATTCATTATGCTTCCTTCTTTAAGTATTTTGTCTCACTGCCGGATTTCCATTGACCACAACAATTGCATTTCCATCCCAGTGGTTTCCAATTTGTTGTGGTCATATCATACTTGTATGAATAATCATGCACGTTGTTTTTGCAGGTTGCCATCTTACGCTGCCTTCTTTTTGCAGTTCTGGTAATAACCAGCTGCTTGGTGTTTAGAAATTTGCATACTGTTAGCTAAGGCACTAATTGTATCCTGGCGACTTGAGCGAACACCGTCTACTACCATTGCATTGTAAATGGTCATTGCGTGAGCAATCTTAGTGCCTTGTTTAGGTGCTGACTTACGAGCAGGCTTCATCCCAACTGGTATTTTCTTGCCAGTGTATGAAGTCATTGTAGCTTCCTGTTGCATGAAAGCCGGTGTTTTATGATCCATTGCTTCTGAGTTAGTCATTTTGCCTAACGCTTTTTTGTGTGTTAAGCCATGACCGCGACAATGTGAATACTTTTTAGTGCCACGTACCATCTTGTTATGACGAACTGAACTAATAACTAATTCTTTCTGACATTTGTCACATATATAAATGTGTTTGGCTTTTGGCATTGCTACCTTTGTGGTATCCATTGCGTGACAGCGATCTGGGTTAATTCCAAATACGCGCATAACCTGTCTCCAGTAACCACCATGTGACGACATCATGCTGCCTTTGCGGCTAGTACCAAAAACGGCAGCCTTAACTAAGTGAGCAACTTCATGGGGGATAATCTGGTTCATGTATTCGTCCCAGTTATCAAGCATAAGACTGGCGTTAAAATTTAGTTCCATCATTTCATGATCAGCAGTGCCACCACAAGTGCCGCGTTTATCAAAGCGTACATGGGCACCTGATATATTATGATGATATTCATCATTAGCTATGTTCATAAAATGATCTACTCTTTCATAAACTGCGCTTTTTTGAACTAATGTTAACATGTGGACTCCTATTGCTTAACTGTTATACTAAGTATAGCAAATACAGCCAAAAGGTCTACCTTTTCAGGAAAATACATCCATAACAAAATCAATAGGTTAGCAATTAGTTTTAAAACTTTTAATCCTGCTTTAGAATCAACAACTTAGCGATCAACCATTTCAATGACTTACGTGCCCTACTGAATAAGCTCTAAATACCTATCAAAACTAGGGTACATCTTGATCATTATTGCTAGTTGTTCGCTGTATATTGTAATTTGTTCTGCTGAGTAATCAGCGTAGAAGGGGGTTTGTAATTTGATCAGTCGCTTCAATCCTACGCCTGTGTTGTCAAGTGTACAATCGAACGTGTATGGTGTCATAACTTTGCCAACGGCAGCATTACCCGGGCCTGTCAAACGTGCTGATTGGGCACCACCGTAGTCGCGCCACCACCATATTTTCATAGCGTATTCTAAACCAATGTTTACTTTTAATTCTTTGAGAACTGCTTCTGTAATTGCTTTCTTATCCATTACGGATAAACGGTGTCGCCTGCTGTCAGCATAACAACACTGAAGTCCTCAGTTTGGAATTGCCTGTTTAGTTTTTTGCAAAGATTAATTGCATGACCCGGGTTACTAAATGAAACTTTCTTATACTTAGGTCCAGGATACTGAATTAGCATGTTTTGAGTTTTAATATTGATAGGACGGTCTTGATAATAAACAGCCCAGATACCGTCACTGGCTAATACTTGGTCAGTTTTGTATGTGGCCTTGTTTGTGATTTCTGTTAAAATTACGGGTCTTGGTCTACTCATGTATATTATTTATCAATAATATACGTAGTTTAAAAATCTCCGCCTGCAATCTCTACTTTTGCTGATTTTGTGGGTGTAGGTTTCTTAGTTTGCAATTCTTGTAATACAAGAAGTAACTTAGTGATATCACCATGCAGATCTTTTGCTTCACGCATTGACATCGTCAGTTGTGTAGTCTGCTTGGACTCAAGCATCTTAATTTTATCTATAAAGCGATTAATATGTATCATTCGAATATAGAATTAAATTGATTAAGTCCTGGATCAGCTTTAAACGGACCTTCATATCCATTGCGTTGCAATGTAATAAGTTTAGGACAGTATTGAACGATCCACGTACCGCTAATGTTAATTTTATAATAGCCGGCAGCAAACCAGGACTTGCTATCTCCGGTTTGTGTGTACAACGGCAATGAGTATTGCACATTCCAAACGGCATTGTAAGCTAATCCATCTGTAGGAAAGCCATGTACATTATTTGAGATAGTTGCTTTGGGTTTTGGTAACTCTGTGAATTCAAATAATCCAGATGCTCGCATATCGGCTAAAGAGGTAAACCGTCTTGCGGTGTTACCGTGTATCTTAACTTCAATCTCTGTATCGGACTTTGCTTTTACTTGACCTATCTTAATATTGTTTTGCTGTAGTATCCAAAATTTATCTTTTACGACTGATTTTGCCCTAATTTTCTGTAAGTCTTCCATTCTTCAACCTCTGATAATTCCATTATATGACCGCTGTACGGTTTCATCATCCAGTTAACGATATCAGTTGGGTGTTCGGCCAGCTTAACTAAATCATGTGTTCCGCAGAACTTCATAAAATGGAAGTTGATATCTCTTGCTTGAATGTGTTTTAACGCACTAGTCAATAATGAGTTAATGATTGTTTCGTCAACCGTGTCTTTAATTTTCTCCGGTTGTTGGGTTAAATCAATTAACTTGCGATTACGCTCGTAATCGTCTAGGACTCGATGTTCATCGCCGTTGTGATCTGTCCAACGTTGTAACATTAAGTTGTTCCAATTAAAACCTTTCTTATCTTTATCAGCAAACGCCTCAAGAAGACCTGTTTTATTTTTAGAACCCTTCTTACGTACACCTGGGTAAGCACTAAACACATTATCTGACTTATCGCCCCTAATGCATTTTTCAAATAGTAACCATTTAGGATCGTCTAGTACTTTAAGCTCTTGTGTTTTCTTGTCAATGACATGTTTGCCGTTATCGTCAAAGTTACCTTCTAGTGTAATCATTTCTTTTTGTATACCGTTGTACATGTGTACCTTATCGGTAATAAGTTGGTAGTAATCTGTGTCGCTGCTTAATATAGTGTGTTCATCAAATGGGTGCAATGCAACGAATCTTGCAATAACATCATCAGCTTCCGCACCAGGTACTGCAATAACAGAACAGTTAGTTTTTTCGTCTAAGTACTTAACGAAATTATTGTATACTTCAAAGTACAGGTCATCTTCCTCAACTTCTACTTCTGTGCGCTTTTGTCTTTCTGCTGCACGTTGCTTCTTATAAGGTTCGTAGTAATCCTTGCGCCAGTTCATACCACCCTCAAGTGCAAATACTACATGATCTGTGCCGTCGCGCTTTGCTAACTTGTTCGCGGCTGCAATCATCATATGCATACTAAGTCCTAACTTATCAGATAAGTCAGCACCGCGGTGTACTATATGTCGTGCGCGGAAGAATAAGTTCATTGTGTCTACTAAAATAAATTTCATGTTATACCATTTTATGTTTTATTATGTGTTGTACTAGGCGTCTTGCCCATGCTGCATGAGCTTCTAAACCGTAGTGATAATTAGAAGTAATTACTGTATTGTAACCGTTTAACTGTAACCATCCATCGTAAGATTCTTCAGGCAAATACGGATTAACATAGCTCTCGCCAAAGTCGTACCGTTCCTCTACTGGAATGCTCATAAACGTGTTATTGCCGTTGAAGAATATATGTTTGTACCCTAGATCATTTAGGTATTCGTGGAATGCTATTATATCTGCGTATGCTTGCTTGGTGCGTTCTTCCCAATCTATATTTATAATATATTCTTTGTACTGATCTACGTAGTCCGCTGGCACATGATCTTCACCGCTTGCATTAACTTGATACTTGACTCCGTTGATATCCCATTCTTCCCGTTCCCAAGTTGACCACTGGATGATCATTAACACATCGTTTGCATCAATGTTTTCTTTTGTGTGCTCAATCCATTCCTTTGTGGTACGCATAATACGCGCATTACTGCTGGCGCTCTCGGCATCGGGTTGAAATGAAGATTTTAATAAGTTCGCAAGAACAGCACCCCAAGATATTTTAATATTGTCAGGATGTGGTAAACGTTTTAAATGTGCATAACGACGATCGTCGTAAGCAAAGGCAAAAGAATTAACTGCTTCTGCCGCTGCTGTATGACTATCACCATTATTATATAATATCATTCCTTCTCCTCAACGTCCTCAAAATATTCATCAGCAGGATCAGGGCAGTAAGTTTCTAAGATGTCTACTAGTGCTTTGCTAATATCGTACTGTGCTGACATTGTAGCAAATGTCACAAGTCTACGAAGTTCGTTGGCAATACCTTTTCGCGCCTTGCTATTATGATTACACATTCTGGCGGTTAGCCCACCGTCTCTTATATTCTGTATACTCTGTGTATACGTTGGCTCGAGAATATGATGTGCAATAATAATGGTTTCTGAATGACCAGGGTTAATACGTTCTACTAATTCTTTAGATTCTTTAAGACCTAGGCCCGTTAACCCACGCACACCTTTAATGGCTGCAACTTTGTTTTGCATGTCGTTTGCACCATGCACTGAAAGTATTACTGATCTAGTCATTCTATTATCCTCTTGCTGAATAGCGCCAAAGCCTCTAGGACTAAGCCCGATACCTATCATTTATATTCGCGTCTACCACCGCCTAAGTCCCTGCGTTGTTCTGGATCTGCTTTTGCTTGTTCGAAGGTTTCAAGTACCACGTTTCTGCAAACATCTGTGAACCACTGATCTATTAAGTCTGAATCTTCTTTACCTTGATAACCAAAACGCATTAACTGTGCAATAAACTTATCATTCCAATCTAGTTCAAATGCGCCGTCGGCTAAGTTATTATAATCAACATCCATTGTAACTATTGCAACCCAAGGCTCACCACGTGCGTCCGCGGCAGCTTTGTCTTTCGCAAGTTGTGCTAAGTGCTGATCAATCTCTTTCTTTGTACGTTTCTTAACTTTAACAGGTTTCACACTGTTAACGTCTGTGCCAGTTACCACTGACCAAATAGCTTTTGCTGTTTTTTTAAATCCCATTATATTTCACCTTTTAATCGTGCGAATACAAACGCCTCTTTTGTTGCCCAAGTCTCAGAGAAGTCATCTTTCTTAACGTATGCCCTGCTACCCATCGGTATTGGCTTTCCAGATATTGAACATACCTTTGGCCAGAGAGTTATAGTCAACACCCATATATTATACGGTTCTTTTGTCACTTCGTCAACATCATATGCGCCGAAATAGCTACCCATGTACTTTACCTTTTAATGTTAGAAACGTGTATTCCGTTTCTGTGTACCACTCTAGTCTATCTTTTTGCCAAGTGCCTGGCAGTCGTAATCCCTTCATCCATACTTTTTGCAAAGGTCTAATCAATGTTCCGGATTCCGATGTCTTAAACCACAGGGCTCGTTTATGTCTCCAGTACGTATTTTCCTCAATGTATTGTCTCTGCCACGCGGCGGATCCTAAATTGTGACCGCTCATCGATTGAGCCTTTTCCAATCCCTATTATTTTTAAGTCTAGCAACTATTAAATAGTCGGCTGAAACAATGCGTAACTCTGCCCTGCCATATTCTGTATCATAAAACATAGGTTGTCTTTTACCCACATACATCAATGGAAACCAACCAGTCCACTTAGCTGTTGCATAACAGACACGAGGTAACAAATACCTTTTTGGTCTCCACGTCCAAGTTCCACGAACCTTTCTATTAAACTCCTTTAAATCATCTAAAGCTGATGATAGTTTACTGCCCGACATTACTTTGTTAACTTCCTAAACGTGTACGCCGCGGCAGTCATCCATTCTACATCAATTTCACCATCGCGTGGTGATGGTCTGCTGTGCATGAATACTTTATTGTATGCTTTTGTAAAAGGCCATATGGTTCTTCCAGTGTCGATGCATTCATGAAAAACGAATGCCCGACGTTGTTGCCATTGTGTTGTTACCTTTGCTGGTTCTTGTGTGTCGCTTGTATCACTCATATCAAAAGTTCCTTCGTATCTTACGGGCATTATATCTGCCCCTTAATTCTACGTACTGTAAATTCTTCTTTGCTTAACCACACTACCTGTGGATAGATTGCATCTGTAATTTCTTCTGGCGGCATTAAAGGACTTAGTTCGTTAATGCCCTTGTATGCCTTTGCTCCGAACCTAATAGGTTTGCCGCTAACAAAACATTCGCGTGGTTTATAAATGCGTTCGTATGTCCACTCAAAGTGATTAATTTTTATACCACTGATGAATTTATCTTTAAGTTCTTCTCTTGCCACTTTATCTCCAAGCATTTGCATTGAGTTGTTAAGTAGTCGTTCCATGCGATCAATACGTTTGTCCATGTTCTCCACAGCCATCTGTAATCTCAGCTCGGTTGCAGTTGACGATTTCATTTAATAATACCTTTGAGCTTCTGAAACACGACTGCTTCTGGCGTTGCCCACTTAATAATAACAACGTCTGTGCCCGGTCCGGATATTCTCCTTGTGCCTTTATATGCGTTACTAAACCATCCAATCGTATTACCCGACAAATAACATCTGCGCCCGGTAATACAGTATGATGGCTTCCAGTTGTACTTTCTCATTTCTCTTATTGCGTCCAGGGTCAGATTATCTGGCACAACTCTAGCATCATGTATGTCTGTTTTAATCAACTTACTTTACCTGATAACTTTAATAATGTGTAATGTTCGTGCGTGAGCCAACGGGTGGTAGTTTCCATCCACATTTGACTGCCACCGCCTTCTGGTTTGCGCGAACCGTTTATCTGAGTAGTGATACCTTTCATTGCAGTTCGCCACGGCCATATAATACCATCAGAATAGACACAACGTTGGGTTCGCCACGATGAAGAAGGCATCCACACTTCACCTTTAATGTATTCTACGTTATTCATTTAATTTGTCTTGTAGTGTTAACAGCGTGTACCCTTCTGGTGAGATCCAATCAAACTCTTCAACTATATCGTCATGGCATAGATAATCCCGGCGCCTTAGATATGCTTTTGTAAACATTGGCATCGTCTTTTCTGTTATCACACATTTAGTCGGCCAAAGAACAGGCCTTCTTCTCCAAGTTACTATAGGTGAGTCTTCAAATCTCATTTCAAATCTCATGTTCCCCATTCGTTCTTCCAAAGATCAACTTGTAAACGTGGGCTGTAACGGAAGCCATGCAACATCGCTAACTTAGCAACTTCTGGTGCGTTCATGTTATACAAATCAGGATCACCACCGCAAGGCATTAAATACACCTCACCATCCCATCCTGCATCTCTGTACGCATCAACAAAGTATACTACACTTCGCATGTCTTTAATGTTAGAAACTACAAATTTTAAATACACTTTACCAAACCTTTGATAGCTTGCAACTATCTCTGGCTGCAGGGCATCTTTCATTTCTTCACCGGAGCTAGATATCTTAGGACTTACACTGAATGTTATTGACCTTCCAACTTTAATTGATTTAATTTGTTCTAACAATAAGTAATCCGCAAAATCATCTGTGATTTTTTGTGTGCCGTTTGTTTCGAATGTAATATGTTTATACCCGTCGTTGTATACAGCATCAAGAAATTCTGGATATGCACGTTGCCATCCTAGGAGTGGCTCGCCACCTGTAATAACAAGATGCGTTGATCCATCGTTGTCAGGCATCCCGCTGTCAGCTATTCTAACAACCTCCATGTTCGTGGTGATATCTTCGATATCCATCATTGGACTTAACTTTTTAAAGCCCTTGTGCCAGCTTGCATAACTATCACAGCCTGTCTTTGCAAGTGGTAATGAAGTGTATTCCCATCCTGGATTTAATTTGAATTGTTCTGCAAACTCTTCTGGCTCTGTGCTTAGTTTACCGTCTTCAAGTCCAAACCCTCTGCACTCAAAATTACAACCAAACGTGCGTACAAATACACTTGGCACCCCAATCCATAATCCCTCGCCTTGCAAGGAATGAAATATCTCTGCTATTTTAATCTTCGCCATGTTCGCTCCGTATCACTGCTCTTACTTGAGCTCTTCTAAATAATCTTTCCCAGGTTACTGGGCCTAGCTTGCTAATCATCTCAGCTTTAATTTTGCAGAAACCAGGTTTATTTCTGCCCTTAACCATTAATATTTCGGTTAGTTCTTTTAACTTTTCCTTCTGGTATGTCATGGTTTTGCTGCCCACCAATCTTCCCACGGAAAGACAACCCAAACATCATTTTCCATTTTGTTTATTGTTAGTCCACTGTAGGATATGTTTTTAAATTCGCTTACTTCGTTGTTGATGATTGTTGCAATCCGGACGTTATTTCCAAATACGTTATCCCACTCTGTACTCTTTGGCATGTTGCCTGCTTTCCAATCATCAACAATCCAATCTAGTGTGGCTCCAGTGTCGTTAATGTCATCAACGATTAGAATGTTCTTACCTGCTAACGCATCTTCAGCCATCCACAAGTTACTTGAAGGACCCATATCGGATTTGTTGTCGCGCAAACTAACATCTAACGAATGCATGTGTATGTTTAAATACTGGCTGAGTAAAGTTGCTGGAAGAAGGCCACCACGTGTTAAGCCCACAATGTAATCTGGGCGCCAGTCACGTATCATGTCGAATGTGATTTTTCTGGCAATATCACTACAATATTTTTCTATGTCATTATAATCTAAGTATAGTTTATTCATACTATATTATAACAGAATGCTGTATTGTTTGTCAATATCAAGATGTTCTATTGTAGTTTCAACGACTTACCACCCCGTAGGGGCTATCGTTTTGAAAAGTAAGCAGTTTTGGCACGTAGAATCAATGACTTACAAGAACGGACGGTCTTCTGTCAGGACAAAACAGTTATTCTCGTGGTCCCAGAAGATATCTTCGCCTAATTTGTATAATCCATCATCTACTGCAACAAAATCTAACGTATCACTGTCGTAGCTGGCAGCATGAATAATAAAATGTACACCGCTGGGCGTGATGCGTTGTACTGCAACTCTAAAATCTGGAGTGACCTCTATGGCTTTCTTGGAAAGTGTATTTTGGTCTACGTATGTTGTACGCAACAAGTCTTCAAGGGTGCTCATAGTAGCTTTAGTAAGCCTGTTATTTTATCAATATCTTCTGCGTATCCAGGTCCTACCGCAACTGCGGTATAAGTTGGCACACCATCAAACTCAGTGAGTCCTGCGTCCTTTATTAAGCTGCATGGGATACCTGCGTTTTCTGCTGCGCTGTGGATAAACAGTAATTGTTCTTCGCTGTCTACACTAACGCATATTTTAGTAAAGCGACCTTCTAACCATTGCTGCATCGCTGGAGTTAGGAATATAGTATATTGTTGCATCGCGTCTGGATGGACATTACCTGCATCTAATAGTACAGCCATGGATGCATGTGCGCCTTGCGCGACCATCTTACCCTTACGCATATTTAGATCTTTGCGTAGGACAATAACTTGTTTTACATCACTCATAATAATACCTTATCTGCAATTTGTTCTTCTACTTTAATGTTTGGTGTTGAGATCTTTCTAAGTGCTGCCTCTACAAATTGACGATCATCTATGTCAACTGTATAAACGTATGTTGAAGGTTGTGGCATACCGTGTATGTCCAGTGGATATTCTATCCACTTAACCGATTGTATTGTTACCCGTGCATTCCACATTGTCAGCGGTGCGTCTATACTTTGTAGAATTGCAACCTCGCCTACTTCAAACCTTTGAATCATCTTTGTCCTTAGGATTTGGATCGTCCATAATAGCGTTGTCTACCATGTGACATAGCATTTTCTTGACGAACTCCTTGCTCATCATTTCATTCATGCAATAAACTTTGTCGTCATCTTCCTTAGTATAAAACCCAAGTTGGCCGAACCCACAGCCTTTAGCAGACCAGTTAAAATATGTGTGCCCAGATGGCGCACAATCGTCTTCCATGCTATCCATAAATTTTTGTAATGACATGTTATACCTGCTTGAATATATCTTTTTGTTTGCGGCGATCATCCGGCGCCCGGCGGCAATCCTCTCTTCGAAGATCTTCCAGCCTGCGAACCTTTACTCCGCGGATTGTAATGAATGTTTCTTCTACTATAATCTTATTAGAAGCCATTGGATTGAATATGTTTTTTGTTGACACTGTATACCTTTGGGTTATTGTGAATCGCCGTTTTCGTCGGGTGTGCAATAACCTACCCAATTTTCTAATTCGACTATGTAATGTGCTAATTTAATTTTATCTGCTGGTCTGCGTTTATTTCTTGGTATTGCTTTGTACTTGGTAACTTTTGATTCGTAGTATGCAATCTTTTTGACACATCGCTTTGATGTTTCGGGCGATGCTTTTATCTGTTGCTCAATTTGATTCATAGCAAAGACAGATGACGTAAACATTAAGAGTACTGCAATTATAATTTGTCTCATGTTATTCACCTTTTAATTCTGAAATGCGTTCATTGATTACTTTGATTTCTTCAAGTATCTGAGCAATCTGTCCTGGGTTTTCAGCTTCGTCTAACCTTTCTGTTAGCTTAGTTTTACGCTCTTCTAGATCACGTATAAACACGTTTCGGGTTAGAACAGCTTCCGATTCTATCTTTGCAATAATGCGTTCTTCATGAACAGTAAGCTCTGAATCTGTTACAATAAGTTCGCCCACCCCTTTGTAAATATCGCTTGCAAATACAAGAATTGTTATGGTTCCTGTAATGATACCGATAATCATCGCCAGCTTCTTAACTGACATTCCCTGTAAATCTTTAATTTTTGGCATTCCAATAACTCCGTATAATATACGTATTTATTGAAATGGTTATACTTCTACCTTGCAGTGTGACTTAGGTGTTTCCCAAAACTCTACTGCTACTACCTTAACATCTAATTGTGCCATTTTCTTTTGTGCTACTTTAAGCAACCACGCACTCAAGTTCTCAGAGGTTGGTACAAAATCAACAAACACCATACCTTCGTACTTTTCGTATACAGCTTGTGGCTGGTTCATTTTAATATGCGTTAAGTTTGGAGTCCAGTAACCTTCTACGTGGTGTATACATTTGCTAAGATCTAAGCATTCCGCAAACAGTTTACCTGTGCCCGACGTTCCTTCGAATCCCATTAACTCCGGTACTTCATGCGGCAATAACGGATCGTTAATGTCCATTATAAACTTGTGATCAAGTACATCATCAATAAAGTTCTTCATCCAGCCCAGATGCTTAAAGTCTGTTACCATACCACGTTCTAGCTCATCACCTTCAAGCATAACTTTCAGTTTACCTTGGTGCCCGTGTAAATGTCTACATGCTAAACATGTTCCTTCGCTGCCTGTAAAGTCTGCGTTTAATTCTTGTGACCATACGCGGTGTCCGTAACACCAATCGAATGATTTATCTATTGTCCACTTCATAATTTTATCCTGTTATTTTAGTATTGTTTGGTATTGTGCGAGTTAACATCTTAAATGTAATCTCCGCAGGGTTATTTTTCATAATCTTACGTATGTTTTTCTGTGACAGTCCCGTTTTGCGGTGTATCTCAGTGAGAGTTAAATTATCTCCTAAGCCGTCGAGTACTTTTCTCAGACGTACCATTTCGCGAATTTGCTTTGCTCTACGCTCAAGTCTAATACGCTTATCAAATTGTCTTCGTTTTTTCATTTTCGATCTTGACATTATAACACTATTTGTATTTTAATGCAATCATTAATGCATCGTCCGCATTGTTTGTGGCAACGTAAACAGCATCGCCACCGAATTCGTTTCGGGTAAAAATGTATTCGTCAGATGAATAGTCGCCCCTAATTAGAGTAACAATCGCGTGATCACCTAATTCTCTATTAGGATAAAAATATTCTGACCGAAAGTCTTCTGGCACAAGCCATCCATGTGATTGATGATGTTCGGCATAAATCTTATGATGATCCACTTCGATTATATGTTTCATTCCGTGAAATATTTCACTAATTGAATCAGCCTGCGAATCAATATTGATTTCATTCCATGCCTGTTCTACTAGCCTCTGACCTTCATGATGCCCAGCATAACTACTCTGCAACCATTTGTTTCTTAGTATGTCAGAAAATTTAAACAATTACTCGTCTCGGTACTTCTTGTTAAGTTCGCGCACCAACTCTAATATGTGTAACGGTGACTCACTTTCTTGTGCAAACTCTGTAAACTCACTTGTATCTTTTGGCAAACAGTGACCTCCGAATCCAAACTCTCCATCTGGTCCAGGTACTTGCGTATGGGACAATCCAATACGCTTATCTAATGCTAGAGCTTCAACCATCCCGTCGTAGTTCACATCTATCGTCCTATCGTACAGGTGGCGAAGCTCGTTAAAAAACATTACCTTAGTTGCAAGGAATGAGTTTTCTGCGTACTTCAAGAAGCCTGCAGATTCTAAATCTAAAAAACGTACTTCCTTTATAGGTAATAACTGCGAGAATATTTCGTGCCACCAACGTCCACCGCCGCCGCCGTAAATAGAAAAGTCACACTCTCTGAACTCTTTAGTTGGGTCTGCACTTATGCTACCTCTTAGGAACTCAGGCGAAAATGTTACGCGGTGAAAGTCGTGAAAATCTCGTAGTGTTGATACTGATGTTGTAGACTTAATTAAAATATGTGAATGTGGATGGTGCTTAACAATTTCGTATACGTAGTCGGCTACTAAGCTATCGTCGCAGCGACCGTTGTCTGCTTGCGGGGTCGGTACGCAAATAATAAAGCCATCAATATTGAATTCAGGATCTACCATCTTTTTAATATCGCCAACACCCTCGTACAATGTACCGTGACGCGGGTCTACTATAGATACCTTGTGATTATCTTTCAGCACAGAAGCCATTGCCTTTCCAACAAACCCATATCCAATTACTACTATATTCATGCTGCTACTAACTCCTTACTTTCTTCGTACTGCCCAATACCCCATACAATTGCATACAGTATCCAAATATAATGGAATGTATAATCGTTATTGCTATAGTCCCAGAAGTCACACATATCAAACTCAAGCTCGCCGTTATCAGATGCCCAACGAAAATCCATAGCCGCATCATATGCTCTTACTCCGTTACTGTCGCAATTTAGCACTTCATCTTCTAGTGCCTGCCACAGGTCCTCAAGCATTTGCTTGTACGATTGTGTACCTTCCGGATATGCTTCTGTTACTGCTTCTTCATCTTCGTCCTGATATTGTTCTGCAAACATATCATATTCGTGCTTAACATTATCCCTGAACATATCCATTGAGAATTCTTCGTAGTTGCCACTGCTTCTATCTACTGCCTGCAACTTTTCAGCCCAGTAACCTGGATTGATTACGTACTTGCTATTAAAGTCGTCTTCTCCCATCTTGAAGAATTCAAACATGTCGGGTGTACGACTAAACACATACGTTCCCATGTCTTGACATATACACAAAAAGCCTGGCCACGTATGAATATCAAATCTGTACACTTGTGAACCGCCGTCTGTAAATCTTAAGTGCCTGTATAAGCCATCGTCCCGTAAGATTTCCATCTTGTGGTCTTTAACACTTCTTTCAAAGTCTGCTTTAACTTGTAATCTGTCTAACATTTTTCAAATACCTCAAAATAGTCTATTGTACATTCAAAAACTCTACCTTCCCATATTCCTGTTCGCTGCATACTAGTTGGCCTAACACCATATAGGATTAAATTATCATCTGGGAATTCAATTTTATCAATTCTCTTCCCTACCTCAAGTTCTATTATTGTGCCATGCTTTAAAATATCCCAAACATTTTCACCGCAGCTAACTGGCTTGTCAGGACAAACAATTTCAACAGTTGAATCAGATAGGCGGGTTCTCACAGTATGCGCCGAACCATGATAAGTTGATATCTGGGTTGTTTCAACTGTAGTACTTGGCTTTTTTAATAGTCTCATAATATGGCGCTCGGAGTGGGAGTCGAACCCACGTATGCAAGGATTTAGAGTCCCCAGCTAGGCCGCTCAGCTACCCGAACTTATTTCTTCTACTGGAGTACAATTCATTTTTTGTGTTTTGAGGTCAGGGGTAAATATAACCGCTAATGTTATAACAGATGCAATTACTATAACATTAATCCAACACATCTTGCAAGGTGCTGGGCCACCCATTGCCCAACATACACCTTCTGGCAATGGTTTGTTCAACCATTTAATAAACTGTTTCATTTAATATATACCTTACCCAAAATAGCAATCGCATATTTTGCGTCAGTAATTGGTTCTTCGGTCTCAGCATCAACAAATGTGTCATGCTTATATGGATTATACGTTATTCTGTGTAGTTTGCCAAGTGCTTTGAAGTCCATTTTGGAGAATACTTTAGCCGGTTTCTTATAACTGTCTGCTACCATGTAGGCGTGTACGTTGCGCTGTTGTTCGCGTTTTGCCCTGTTGCTTCCAGGCTCGCTAACTCGAAATTCAACGTTGTCCATAATAAAGATATCGCCACGGGCACAAACCAAACCCTTGTGCTTTACAGAGAACCCGCCTGTATGTAAATTACGATACAGATAGAACTTAGCTTTTCTCATCGTTGTGTTTCTCGTATCGTTTTTCAAATGCTAGTTGTAATGGTAAGATTTCTGTCCACGGGATATCAGTTTTGAACATATCTGCGAATTCTGGCATTGTATTTGTAGACATGTATGCAACAGATTCATCATGAAAAACAGTTGGGTGATACCCATCTTCCTGTAGAACTTTATGGCAGTGATGTTTAAATTCCTTAGGCACATTTTTTAACAGAGCAAGCATTTCTTTCTTGTATCCTGGATCAACATAGAAAAATGCATGACTAAACTCGTGTTGAACTGTAGTGTCTTTCCATACGCCAATTACATAAAATTTCTCATCGCCTTCAATATATTTCTGTAACATTTCATATAAGACTTGTTCTTTTCTGCTTAACTGATCACCGAAGTGTTCAAAGAAGTTTCGTACCATGTCGCCGGGTACATTAAATCCATTCCAATCTGTGTAGTACGTAAAGTTGCCGAACTCACTTGCATACCAATCCATATATTCTTCCAAGTCAAAAACTGTATGCTTAAACTCCGGAGACTCGTAGAATTCTTGTATACGAAGAAACGTTGAGGCAAGCTCATATTGATTATCTGCAACAAACAGAACAATATTATCTTTACTTTCCTTTATTTTCATCCATCAACCTTTGCGAACCTTCGTCAATATGACCACAGTCTTTGCAATACATCTTAGCATAATCCCAGAAGCCTTCCTTGGTATTATGCAATTGTTTTTCTGTTGCAAGGATGCCCTCGTCAGAGGCGCAAGTCCAGTTATGAGACTTCATAACTTTACATTGAAAAAATATTTTAATTGTCTTTATCATTATTAGCCTCCATCATTAGCTTCTCCATCATTTTATATTGATCGTATGCATCTTTTAATGCAGGATACTTTTCGTGTGCTTCAAAGTTCGGTTGTAGTATAAGCATACGGTCTTTCATTGTTTTAACAAAGTCGCCAATGTCAGTAACCTCGCCGGTACCATCTTCAATGACTAAGTTACCATTAACCTTCATTGTATCCTCACCATTGTAGGATGCAATTTCGTACGGCTGACTAACCGTCATGTTAGCTGAGTTTGCTGTGATACCGTTGTAGTCGTTAATTGAGTTCTGCAACTTTCTTGTTTCTAATGAAAGTCCTTTATTCGCGTTGGCTTTCGCCCAACTTGCAAGAGGACCTAGCGGCTTTTTAGTTTCTTTGGGCACACTTACCTCAGCACTTATTGTTATGGAATATAGACATAAACTCTGCTTTAGTTGCAGGATCCGATTTAAACACACCACCCAATTTACTAGTGACTGTGCTACTGCCTACATCTTCGACGCCGCGAGATTTAACACAGAAATGCTGTGCGTCGATGACAACTGCAACATTCGTTGTGCCAAGTATATGTGAAAGTGCGTGATAGATTTGCTCAGTAAGACGTTCTTGTATTTGTGGTCGCTTACTAAAATATTCTACTACGCGGTTAATTTTACTTAACCCTATTACTTTTTTGTTTGGAATGTAACCAACAGTGGCCATGCCGTCGATAACAACAAAGTGATGTTCACAGTTCGATTGAACGTTAACATTGCGTTCAACTACCATTTCATCGTAGTGCATTTTGTTGTCAACTGCTGTACACTTTGGAAATGCTTCTGGATCAAGTCCCCAAAATACTTCGTTGACATACATCTTTGCAAGACGCTTTGGTGTGTCTATTAGACTGTCGTCATTAAGATCTAAATCTAATGCTCGCATAATGTCGTAAAAGTGTTTCTCGATTACTGCAATTTTATCAGAGCGGCTTAACCCGCTGCTTTTCATTGGTGTTTGAACTCCAACTTTTTCTAAATGTGCTTGTACTTTTTTGCCCAGATCAGGGTCTGTTTTTGTTTTATTATATGACAATCTTCTCTCCTTCCTAACACGGATATTATAATTGAATTGACACCGTAATGTCAACAAGTTTGGTTACCTTTGTGTAACAGCTTTATTTATCGTTATTTCACGAAGGTCGGGATAATTCTTGTACCCCTTTCCGCCTAGGTCGGTTATCTCCCCATTTGCTAATTTGTTTAAGCCAATAACTGCATCCTCAGGACGCATCATGTAATGATAACCAACGTCGAACGTTTTTTGGTCTTCCCATGGACTGATAGTTAAATCGCGTCCATCGTATACTGCTCGTTTAAGCCACTCGTATGCTTCTCTATCATTAGTTAAGATTGCACCACCGTGACCTATTTCCAATGGCTTGCCGTGACCAAATGACAAACACATAATTCTTTTTTGTACTGGAGTATCTGTTTCGAACATACCCTCTGCGAAGTGTCTTGCATAATCATATACAATCGAGCCTTCAATGCGATAGCCTTCATCCCATTTATCTTCTGTAAACATGTATTCAATACCAAGTTTTTCCAATGTCATTGGAATACTAAGGTAGGTGTGTTCAGGAAGCGTTGCATACATCTTTGGCATGTTATAACGCAACCCAAGCTCAATAGCATGTGTGCAACTGTCTGTAACCACGACACCCTTTGCACCAGTAAATTCAGCTAAGGCTTTTTCAAACTCGTCAATAGCTTCAAATGGGTTATTGTAATCACTAATATCTTTTTTCATGATTTGCTCCTGGCTATATTAAATACGGTACTAGCAGAACTATATCTACTTTCGCGTATTGTGTGGTCTGTTAATAAGGTGTCTTTCTGTTTCTTTAAACGGAATATAAGTTCGCGCAATTCTGCGGCGTCCCACTTCTCCGATTCTGCTACCCTTGCGAGTATATCAATGTCCATGCATGTTAGCGCGGCAATTTGTTTATGTTCTTCACTCATCCCAATCTAACTCGTCGATAGTAATACCATCGCTCTCAGATGCGTATCCACGTACACGCGCGAATGCATCACCCCAACGTTCTTCAAGTGCGGGCGGTGTCTTAGGTGCCACGAAACGTGTGATGCCTGCTGCGATCATGTGTACATAACATCTGTCACAAGATAAGAAAGGCCATGTATACAATGTAAAGCCTTCCATGCTATTGTCGTGGGAGAAGTTCATTGCATTCATTTCGCAATGTATAATACGACTGTATTTTTCTTCTCTGTTGTTATAATATTCGTCTGTGTCGGGCATCTTGCGTGGAAAGCCATTGAAGCCAACTGAAGCTACACTCTTGTCAGGTCGTACAATTACCGCGCCTGTTTGTGTGCTTGGATCCTTGGACCAAGTTGATACTAACTTAGCCATTTCTAAAAATCGTTTATCCCATTTATTCATATTATTACCATTAATATTATTCCAACTATAAGCCCTTGTATAAAATCTGGGCTCATGCTACTGTCACTTTAATTTCATCTAGTGTTCTTTCGTTCTGCTCTATAATATTCTTTGTTGCTTGAATTACATTATCCAGCGAACCGTCTGCTAAGTTTTTACCAATTTTCTTCTGTGCTTTAAGAAGTTTTCTTAATTCTAGAAGTTTTTCTTCTAGCATTTCTGCCGCTGCAATTGTGTTGCTCATCTTTTCTTTCTCCGTCGGTGCTGATGGTTTTTCACTCCACCATTCTACTTGTTTGGTGCGCTCACTGCAACCGTCATGTCGCTCGTGCCAACCACCGTTAAGCCAAGAACATTCTAACACATAACCACTGTCGAGAGCAATCATATATCGCAGATATCTTCCCCATTCTAAGGAATTTGGAGGATCTTCTGGAAACTTATGCCATATAACTGTAGCTTCAACCATTTTTTGTTAGGTTCAATAATGTAATTAAGTGATGAAACTGCTTTTCAACAGTTGGGTTTTTGGATTCGCATATAAGGTCAACCAATTCTATTAAACGACACATTGGACGAAATGTGCTTTCGTCTACTGTAAACGAACCAGATACAGTGAACGGCACTGGTATATTTTTTTTGTGTGCTTCGTCTAGTCCGCGATAGCTAGTATGCTCGGGTGTGTATTCTACGTTATTAACATGAATACCAAGTTTTCTTAGTAGTGCTATATCTCTATCATTCATCTGCTACACCTATAACTATTTTTAAATGTTCGAAAGCATCTGCAATTGCTGGGTTATCTGATTCTTTAGCAACCTTTAACAGTTTTAGAAACTCTAGCAAATTATCAAAGTCAACGTCTTTAGTTAAACTACCGTATATCTCAAACCCGTGTGATTCCTTTTCAACCACACTCTGATGCATACTGGATGAATAATCCACGTATGTCTTCATATCATACATCACATCATAATGCTCTTGAGTTAGCGTCTTGCCCTTTGCGTCTTTCACAAGTTAACACATTAGCCTTCGACGGCTTCGTCAACCCTAGTTGCCTTAGCCATGCTATCTCTAACTTCAGGAACGTTCCTGCTATTAGTTAAGGCAATAGTAGTTAACAACTGTTCAAACTGATCCTTTACTGCTGGGTCAGCATTGGCTCTAATTGCATTTAACAATGATATATCACGCGATAAAAGATCAAGCTGTGGTTCAGTTGATGCTGCCGGTGTTTTCATTTTAAATATTACTTCGGTATAGCCTAGGTCATTAACTTCGATATTATATGATTTTAGAACAAGGCCGTACCAGTCCATATTAATTTTCATTAGTACTTCTTCTCCGCTACGTAGTCTCTGTAACGCATATCATCTCTGCGCCATTCTTCGCCGTTGCCTTCCATAATGTCAATGCAACGATCGATAGTACCATTGGTCCAATCACTGATTTTACCCATCTCATCATTCTCATGTTCGACTAGGTACAATAGTTTATCCATTGCATCATCTAGGCTCCATGGCACATATAAACGTGAAGCATCATTTGCAAACGTCTCAGGAAATGATCTGTATGCTGGATACAATACGTTACACCCTAAGGCGTCTGCTTCACTAACTGTATTGCTTACCCAATCTTGTAATGCACAATTGAACATCACTCTACTATCCGATACTATAGAATAGTAGTCGTTCTTCTTTAAATTTTCGTGTATGGTCAGTTGGCCACGTGCTTCCATTACCCTGGCACGGTTAATATATTTTTCGTTGTTACTACGCAAAGGTCCGCCTTGCATAATAGCAAATTCAATAGTTGGATCCTTCTCGTGTACCTTTTCAATAAGGTCCATAAAGAAGTCTGGTTGCTTCTCCTGATCCCAACGTGCGCCAAATACTACACGGCGTTTGCGATCCTTCCACACAACACGTGGTACTCGTTCACGTACTTCTTCCTTACCAAACGCAAGTCCACTAATGTTATACAGTGGTGCAGTCCAATTAGCAATCTTCATATGTGCAACCATTTCTTCGTTTGTTGCAAGTACATGAACGTTAGGTGTTTCGTTTACCATTGCTTCGTAAAGTGACATCCACTTACTCATGCCCCATACATGAACAAAGTCGTCTGGGTCAACTGCTTGTGCTAAACAACGTACAAATATCTGCGGGCGTTGCTCTTCTGGAATCTGACACATGATGTACGGCAACGATTCAAAGCCTGGGCTAAACATATCTTCAAAGAAGATTGCGTCTTCGCCTGTTACTTCACCGCTACGCATCATTTGAACTAAGTTCATCATTTGTGACATGCTAAAAAACGATCTTCCATGAGCATCAAGAACTTGTCCTACTTGAATGGACTTTGTATTGTCAATGACCTGACCGGGTACAATTACATAATCGGTTCCGCGCTTCTTAAAGGCACGTTCGCTCCAATCTTGTAACTGTAATGTATAACGGCCCTCGTAGCTCTCTAGGCCCATGTATATCAATTTTCTCATTGTGTTTCCTTATAAAATTTAACCAACGCTCGGCCTAATAGGTCGTCGTTATCTGTTATGATTGAGTCTTTATGTATATTAACATAATCGTAATTCTTTTGCAAACTGTGATAATGGTGATATACTTCTTTTAGTTCATTTTCTTTAATAATAGTAGTACCAAGGAATTCTGCTATTTTATTAATCCCATCTAGGAATGTTTCGATTGCAAAAAACGACTTGAAATTTATATTACAAATTTGATCATGCTCAATTGGGCAAGAAAATCCTGGTTGCCACTCAGTGGAATTACGAAATGGATGTTGCATGTAATCGATATTACATTGATCCATATCCTCAGCGACTACCTTATCCATAACATCTTTGTACATTATAGAATTTTTACGATGTGGTATTGGTAACTTTTCCATTAGATTAATAACCGCGATCGTCTTGTATATAAACTCGTCTGCATAAACCCTTAACATCTTAGAGTTTGGAAAATGTTTTAATAGTAGGTCCGTGCGATCATTGTGGTAACCCATGTCGCATATAATTAAAACAAGTTTGTCATTAATATCCACATCTTCTCTAAAGTCTATCGCGTATTCAAAATCATCTTGTTTAGCATTATCGTTAGCTAGTATGTATTGTATCATTCCAAACGGTTCAACATATAGTGATGTTCCGTGAGCGCAACCATCGTCTGTTAGACTAAGATCATTCTGCCACTTTACTGTATCTTTAAGAAAATGAGTAAGGACATAATTCATAAAGAATCCGCCAGTGCCTGGCGCGTATGTAATTAATACAATATTGGACGAATCTTTACTTAGCCCTAGATTTTTCACTATGCCTCTTGCCTTTGTATCCACCACCCTTGCCTGATGGTCTACTGTGGAATCTGCGTAAATCAAACTCCCATTGATTCTTGCAATTCTTACCGTTACGGAATTTGTTGAATTGCTGGAATGGATATGTACGCATATTATATAAGTCTGCTTCGTTAAACTTATATCCGTGACTTACACAGAAAGCCTTATATGCTTCTAGGTCTTTCCACACCTGTTCTGTGCGTGGATTCTTGCGTGATTTGTTATATGACTTTGCCATAGTGTTTCCTTATTTAAGGTTATTGTTATAGTGTGTATTGCGTTGTGGAACCATTTTCGTTATCTTCGCTTACGCTAATGATAACCTCACGGTCCGGATACTTCGATGCGATTTTCTCGAATAAGTCATCGCTAATCATTTCGCATGACTTGTTATCAAGCTGCAAAATTCCTTCTTTAAACAATCCTTCACAGTATCGTTTAAATTGTATAAATTCAATTTCTCGGTCGTTATGCTGTACTGCAATACGTACTTCAAAATGGAATATGTGTCTGTGTTCGTTAGCAAGGAAGCTAACGTCTTCTAGGTTTGGATCTGTTGCTGCGGCCGGATATGCATGTATGCCTTCTCTTTGAAAGCGTACCCAAATGCTTTTGCCTGCGCTCGTCTTGCGGTACGTAACCTTATCAAACTTTGCTTGTATTCTTTGTTCTGAGTCCATTATAACTTCATCTCTCGTATTACTTCTGCTTTTTCTTCTGTGTTAGTTTTTTTGTATTCTACTATTTCACGTTCTCCTAAAATGATACTAGGATGTGAATCGTTGCAACACCGTTGTCCGTTAAAGGTTTGTCCACGTAACTGCACAATGTTACAGTTCTTGCACTTAACTTCAGTAACCATTCGGGTAGTTCTAATCATGATTAATTATAGCATACTCTTAATGTAAAGTGTTAATGTTCTGGTTAGATGATTTTGTCGTCTTTGTACTTCTTCCAATTTGTGTACTTGGTGTGATCCATTAAGTCATGTAGCTTATGGCACCATACACCTGGATTGGAAGCTTCGAAATCTTTGTCGTCAATTTTAACAACTGCATTGTACCCAAGTTGGCTAGCATAAGGAATCTTAACACTAACCATCGGAATGAAGTTTGGGTGTTCTGCTAAACAAGATTCAGCTAAACCTTCAACGTGTCGAACGTCAAGATCAAGTGTACACCAAAAATCATCTGGGTGATCGAGTACACCCTTAATCATATCTTCCCATGGCTTCCATTGTTCAAACTCGTCAGCGCCTATAAGTTCGAAACTCATGTTAGCACCAAAGTATACTGCCTTGCAGTTAAGAGAGTTAGCACGTTTTAGTATTTCACCTACAGGCTGAACACCAACAACAAACAAAGTCTTTAACTGGTATGCTGGGGTATGTTCAACTTCGTAGCCAACAAAGAAGTCTGTGTTTTCGTTATGGTCTTGATTTTCGTATTCTCTTTTCATTTCGATTCCTCTATTGCTTGTCTGTTCATGTTTCTAGCTTCGTCTAACGTAAGGTAGCCTTCCATGCACAATACAGCCTGCGCCCATCCAAGGAAACGATTTGCCTTTGTGCCAGTTATTTTGCCGTCGGACACTTGGCGTAAAATGTCCTTGAGGTGTTCTTCGTTACACCCTGGAGCACTATTGGCAAAGTCTACAAAGTACCAATCAAATATATCTAAACATCCTTGTGCCATTACTTGTTCTGCTGTCATCTTAATTTCCAAAATCAAATAAACCGGTATCGTTAACAACCTTAGGTTGTGCTTTAACTGGTTTCATTATTAAACGTGCTTCTTCTTCAAGCTGTGCGGCACCTACGTCTAAATCAAACATCGCGTCAAAAGATGCTGCGGCGTTAATTGCTTTCTTGCCGCCCATACCTCTCGCACCGCAAATGCCCATGAAGAACTTAGAATACATATCAAGTATTGCTAGGCGTTCTTCATATATGTTTGTTGAGAACACGGCGTCTATTATATTTGTTATTGTGACACCAGTGTTCTCGTCTACTAACATTTTAGGGATACATCCACTATCAAATTGGCGGTTCGCTTCTTGCACACTGTTGATGTGATGCCAAACATTATGGCCCATCATAAGTGCATAAGAGAAACTATCCCAAGAAGTTCGGCCTTCCTTGCCAATCTTATTTAGGTCGCCTGGAGCGTATACACAAATATCTTTCATTGTTAGATGTTCACTAATAGGACTATCTTCGAAGATATTGTGTATTCCATCTGCAACTGTTCCATCGCTGAATTTGCGTGTATCTGTAGCATACGCTTTGTCATCAGCAGTGGGACTCATTCGATATGACCATTTACCGCTTTTATTCTTCTT